AGCGCCTGCGTTGCCTCGGCGCGCGCCTTGGCGCCGGCCCGCGTGATATCGGCTTCGGCAATGGCGACCGGGATCGCCTGGCCGGCGAGTTCGAGGCGCCGCCGCTCTTCCGCGATGGCCGCCTTCTGGGCCGGGGTCTTGGCGGCAAGGGCCTGGATTTCGAGCTCGTCGAGACGTCGCGCCTTCTCGGCCGGATCGAGCCAGGTCTGAATCGCACGTGTGACCGCATCATAGGCGGTCTCGACTTGCCTCAGATCGGCGACCTTCTGCTTGAGCAGCGGGTCGTCGAGCGCGGTGCGAATCTGCGCCTCGCGCGCCTTGAGCGATTGCAGCTCTTCAAAGCCTGGCGTCAGCTCGCGCGCCACCGTTCCGGCGCGGACCGAGAGCTCGTTGGCTCTCGCTTCCTTGGCACGGACTTCGATGTTGGCGAGCTTGGCCTCGATCTTGGCGATCTCGGCGTCGACCTCGGCCAGCATCCGCGTGTTGAAGTTACGGGCCTGGGCAGCGAAGCGGGTCGGCGGATTCTTGATCAGCGCCTGCAGGCGCGCGCGCTCCTGCTGCAGCTCCTTGAGCCGCTCGTCGATCGGCGCTCCGTCAAGCGCGCGCGAGATCGCGCGGCCCATCGCGTCGTAGGCGTTCGACGCCATGCGCCCGACGAAATCCCAGGCGCGGCCGAGCGCCGTGGTTGCCTCGGATGCGTTGACCAGGCTGCCTTTGAGCGCATCGAGCAGGACACGCTGGGCATCGGTGCGGTTGATGTGATCCGCAAGCGTGCGGACGTATTGCCGCGTCCGGTCGTCGAGGAAGTTGAGCTTCTCGTTAAGCGAATCCGCCCCCCGGATCGGATCGGCAAAGGCGCTGGCAAGCTCTTTGGTCGCGGTCGCAACATCGGTGCCGGTGGTCGCGGCGTAGTTCTTGACGACCTTGATCAGGCCTTCGAACTGCGAGACCGCGATCTTGCCGGTTCGCAGGAACGCCGCCTCGATCTCGCGGGCCGCGGCGACCGACACGTTGCCGGCGGAGGCCGACTGCTCGGCAATCCGCTCGATCTGCCCGACCGTGGCGCCGGCAGCCCGGCCGGTGCCGGCGAGCGCGACCTCAAGCTCCTTCTGGGACTCGATGTAGCGGTAATAGGAGTAGCCGACCGCAGCGCCAATCGCCGCAATGCCGCCAACGATCGCGACCGTCGGCGAAATCAGGCTGGTCAGGCCCTGCCAGACGCCGCGCAGGATTCCGCTGACGCCAGCGCCTGGGCCGAATATCTGCGCGATCTGCGAGCCCTGCTGCATCAGCACCATCAGGGGGCGCTGGCCACTCGCAAGCGACACGACCACGTCGTTGAGCTGGTAGCTCAGGTTGACGAGTTGGTGCGAGGCGAGCTTGCCGGTCGAGCTTATTCCTCCGAGGGCTCTCGCGGTCGAATCATAGCGGGCCTGCGCCAGCGCATGTGCCGCCGCTTGCTCGGTCGCGGTGATCGCGCCCGCCTTGAACAGCGCGTTCGCTTCGGCGATCTCGGCGTTGAGCCTCGCCTGCGCGGCGCCAAGGGGATCGATCTGGGCGCGCAGCGCCGCGGTGCGGGCTGCGAGGTCGTCCGCGGCCCTCGCCGCCTCTTCGAAGACTGCTGCAGAATCGCGAGCGGATTTGGAAGGGCCAGTGCCGACGCCGAGGACAGTATTGAAGCCGCGTTGCGCCTGGTCGGCTGCGGCGGCCTGCTTGGCGGCCTGGGCGAGCCGTTGCAGCCGCTGCGCCTCCCTGTCGGCCGCGGCACCTGCCGCGTCCATCGAGCCAGCGACGCCGCGGAACGCGTCCTGTCCAGCCTTACCAACTTCGTCGAAGGCGCGCTTGACCTCCGCCTTGCCCTCGACGCCGAGGCGGATCGAGACCTGTGTGGTGCTCATTCAGAATCGCGGGCGTAAGCGCGGATGATGATCGGTTCGATTTCGGGGAGGATGTCGACAAGCAGCGGGTTCAACGCGCCCATGGCGTCGGCGAGCAGAAGCACGGCCGCAAAGTCGAGCGCATAGACGCCGCCCATGACGGCGCGGACCTGCCCGGCCGCCCGCTTGAGCACGCCCCAGGCAACAACACCTTCGGCCGTCGCCGGGGCGTGTTCGTGGTAGGGGCACGTTGCGCAGCTCTCAGGGCACGCCGCGCAATAGCCTTCGCCCCCGCCGAAGTGCCATTCGGCGAGGGCGATCAGACGTTTTTTTCCGCGTCCTGGATGATGGCCGGCCCGACATAGAGCCGGTCGATCGCATCGAACACCGGCCAGAGTTCGAGCGCGGCGTCGATCGTCTCCTTCGAGGGCTCGACCGGACTGCCGTCGGCATCGCCGATCCCCTCCCAGGCGGCGATGCCGGAATGCGCGAGCGACCGCGTGAACGCAACGCCGGCTTTCACCATCGCGTCATCGCCGCCCGCCCGCAGCACGTCAGCCGCGGCGGTGCGCGCCAACAGGATGGCAGCGACCGACACCGGGCGGAATTGCACGCGAACGCCGGGGAGCATGTCGAGCCAGAACGGCTCGCGATCGAAGGCGAGTTTGAGCATCGGAACCTCTTGGAGTGGAGCGCGAATTCCCGACCAGGGAGAGCAATCGCTCATGGGATCGGGCGAGTGGATCAGTAGGCAGTGACGTCGTTGGTGAGGACGGCGGTCAGCGTCTTCTGCAGCGTCGGATCCTCGGCCGCCTGGAAGGCAAATGCCGCCTGAATGCCACCCGGCCCGGTGATCGGCTGCTTCGGCTTCGGCAGGTAGACCTCGTGCACTGTGAAAAGGAGCGACTTGTCCTCGTCGATCTCCCATCCGAAGGACAATTCGCACGCGGTGCCGGCGACCGCCTGGTCAAGGAGGACCGTATCCGCGAAGCGAATGTTCACGGTTCCGGTGACACTGACCATAGCCGGGTCAGAATCCTCGATCCGACCGTCCGGGCGGATGACCTCGACCTTGTCGAGATTGTTGGAATAGGTGAGTTCGGCCGAGACGATTTGGCCGAGGGCCGTGCCGTTGCGCTTGATCTCACCCATGAACTGCGAGAACCGCTCGATCACCGCTTCGGTCGGCGTGCCCGCGCTGGACGACCCTGCTTTGGTTTCGCCCTGCGCGATCAGGCTCATGGTGGCATTGAGAAGCCCAGATCGCTGCAGCTGGATTTTCATGGAGTTGGCACGCACCCCGAAGTTCATCCCGTAGCTCGGGACTTCCGGCATGCCGACCTCGATTGCCATCGACGGTAGCGTGAGCGCGCCGGAGACGAACGTGTGGGTGAAAACGCCGGTGTTGTCGACCGAGGTCGGTGCGCCAAGGAGAAGCTTCAGCCAGTAGCCGAAGTTGCGCAGATCGACGGGGATGACAACGTCGCCCTCGTTGTTGACCACGTCGCGGCTCGGCGGCAGCGGCTCCCGGCCGTAACCGAGCAGATCGCTTGCGATCAGGTTCTGCTCGTCCCCAAGCGCCGAAGAGACGAACGGCAGCTTCTTGTAGCCGGCGACCGGCGGCGTGCCATAGGTCGTTTCGAATGCCGCAGCCATGACGGCGTTGGCGCCGCGTGCGCGTGCCATGGGATTCTCCTGATCGTGATTGAGTTCAGTTCAGTGGATCGGGTGTGCCGTAGACGGAGATAATCGCGGCATCGGCCCACCGGCCGGCACGCGCGCCCGCGGTTTCGACGTCGTCCGTTGAAGGCGCCTGCGCCTCGATGAAGTCGCATAAACCGCCGAGCGTGCGGTCGCCAGACACCGCCACGCCGATCGCGCCAAGCATCTCGTCGAGCACCTGCTCGGGCGACTGCGAAGACGTCTCGTAGGCGGCAAGCTCGATCGAAATGCGATGGCTATAGACGTAGACGAGCGGCGATAACATCACCTCAGGCTCGCCTGGATCGCCATCGCGAATGACGACGAGACCACCGGGCGGAATTCGCTCGGGTTTTGCGAGGTTGCGCCTCACGTCGGCATTCGGCAGGGCAGATGACAGTAGTGACTTGATCGCGTCGAGCACCTGCTCGCGCTTGCTGCTCACGGCGCAAGTCCCACGGTGACGGATAGTATGAAGGCGAACGATAGAACCGTCAGGATCATCACGATCAGCCGATCAATCATGTCGATCTCCAGCGACTGGCGATGATGCCCGGCACACGGTCGGCCCATCGCTGGGCGGCACTCGCGATATCGAAGCGCTTTTTGAGCGTCACCTGCGGCACAAGCAGAAAGACAACCACGGTCGAGCGGCCTGCGAGCCGGGTGTATGTGGCGCCGCTGCGCGTGCGGCCGGTATTGGCGCGCGCAAGGCCGCGCTTGGTGAGCCGCGCATTGTCAGCAACGAGCAGCGACGGCCCACCGCGCCGATAAACGAAGCGCAGGCGCATCCCGGTGCGCCGCTCCCAGCCTCCGGGCGTGATCCGCTTCATGCCGCCGGTGGCGCTGATGCCTTTCACACCCGCCGCGGCCGTTGGGATGGCGAGCCAGAAGCCACGCTGCGAGCGGATCGTTACCCCGCGATCAAAGGCATCGATGATATTCGGGGCTTTCGACCAGACGAATGACGCGGCCTCGAGACTGGCCGCTCCCTCCGGATACGTCCTGCCACGCCAGGTGTTGGCGAGACGCCGACCCAGTCCGGCATCGACCACGTCGGAGCGCAGCTCACCTTTCAGCCCGTCCGTCACCTCGCGCATGCCAGCCGTCACCGAGCGCGCGGCGGCTCCCTCGACCTCGCTTAAGCCTTTGGCGAGATCATCGGTCTTGATCGAAAATCGCATCGGCTCAGTCCTGCAGAGATGCCTCGCAGGTCCAGACCAGCCGCTCGGCGTCGATGGTGGGCGTGGCGATAACCGCGAATGTCTCGCCGTCGATTTCGAGGGTGTCGCCGGATGCCGGCGTTGGCACGTCGGCTCGACGCACGTCGATCAAGACGGTGGGCACCACCGCGCGGCTATCGCCAAAGCCGACGACCTGGTCCGGCCGCTTGCGGATAACGCGGACGGTCGTTCCGTCACCGGTCCTGCCGAAACGCCAGAGAGCGTCACGGGCAAGCGCCGGGTCGGAAAAAAGCGTATCGATCGCTGCCGCGAACGCCGTCATTGCAATCAGAAGCTCGTATTGAGCCGAACACGGCCAATGGTTTCGCCGGCACCGCTGCCCACGGCCTCGATCGCAACACCGATCAGCGTGTTGCTGGTCGTCGTCTTGGTCGTCTCTTTGGCGGTGTTGTCCCAGTAGATCTTGTCGCCGACCGCCCAGGCTTGCGAGCCCACCTTCTTGAGATCGAACACGCCGACGAGCGCGGCCTCGATCGCCTCGCCGTTTGCAGCGGCGCCGGTGGCGACGCCGAAGATCGAGCCGACGAGCAAGCCGTCGCCGGAAGCGACGTCGTAGGGTGCCGTGAGCGTGATGGTATTGCCGGGTTGAACGTAGTTTTTCATGGGATGAGTCCTTTCCGAAACGACGAAGGGCGGCCGAAGCCACCCCTTCCGTCAGTGCAAGATCAGGGGTTTTGGGTTACGCGCCAGGGTTCTTGTAGAGGCCGCGCCAGTCGATCGCCTTGGCGCCGAAGTCGAGCCGGCACTTGATCTCGACACCGTCGACATCGAAGCCGTTTCGGGTCTCGATGTAGGCGCCCTCCTGGCCCTCAAGATAGGCGTACTCGATGGTGTCGATCTGGGAAGGATTGGCGGCGAGATACCAGGCCGTGAGACTTGCCGCATCGAGCCGCGGCTCGGCGATCGGCGTCAGCGTCCGGATCGACTGCGGCACCACGTCGCCGGTCTTGGCCGGCACGAGGTTCTGCGCAATCAGCTGCTCGGCGGTCAATTCGAGAGCCGACGGCACGATCAGGAAGGACGGCCGGATATTGAGCACCGTCTTCTTGTCGAGCCCGGTTTGTTTGGCCATGGCGGCGCGTCCGTCGCCGACGCTCGTGACAGCCAGTGCCGTGCCGGAGCCGGCGAGGTTCTTGTGCGTGGCGTGGAACAGCGCGACCCCATCCGCCATGGCGGCGTTGGCCGTGACAATGCCCCAGACCACGTCGCTCTCCAGTGTTGCGATCGCGGTGCCATACATGGCGGGAATGCGGGTGAACGCATCGAGATCGTCATTGATCAGCACCTGGCGCGTGATCGCAACCACACGGCCGTAGGTCTCGATGCGGTAGCTCTCCTTCGACTCGGCGATGGTGCCACGCTTGAATTCGCCGCTTTCGTTGACCTTCAAGAGCTGCGGGGCCTCGCCGATCTGGACCCGATACATCGCCTTGAAATCGGTCGCGAGCACCTGCCGGCAGAACGGCAGGAAGGTGCGCGGATAGACATCGTAGGCCTTGCGCAGCGTCTTGTTGGTGACGGCGGCGAGCACGTCGGGGAAATCGGACGTCGAATGCAACGCACGCGTTGCGATTTCGTCGCGCGACATGCCCCGGACGTTGACGCCGGCCGTGGTCAGGAACTCCCGCGCGAGTTCAAGCAGGGTCATGCCGCGGTACTCGCGCGCCGCATCGGTCAGCCGAAACTCAGCCGGGCTGTAACGGTGCAAGAGCGAGTCGATGACGGCATCACGGCGGGTGACCTGCTCGTTGCGACCGCCCAGCGGGACCGACACATGCGGGAATACCCGAGCGCGATCGGCAGCTGCCGCCATCTTGTCGAGGATTGCGCGCCTGGCCTCATCCACCGGCACGTTGCGCGAAACGAGGTCCTCGGCGAAGGCACGCTCCAATCCGAGCCGGTCCGTCAACCCGAAGATGGTGGTGACGCGTTCGCGCTCGGTCTCCTGCGCGCGGGCCGCGATGGCTTCCGGGGTCGGAACCGCGGGATCTGCGGCACGAGCGACAACCTCGGCGGCAACCGATCCC